TCTGTGGGAGAACCTCATCCGCATCAAGGATAAAAATCTTTTCGCCGGTTGCCATTTCAATTCCGTAATTCCTGGCGTCGGCAAACGACCAGGGAACAAACTCTTTTATAAATACTTTGTCTGTGAATTTCTTTGCAACATTTACCGTGCGGTCGGTAGAGCCGGTGTCAATAATTATCAATTCCACAAGCGGTTGCAAAGTCGTATCGTCTTTCATGTTTATTATCGGCAAGAACGAGTCAAGGCATCTTTGCAGATTCTTTTCCTCATTCTTTACTATCATCGCAATTGTTAATTTTGGTTTTTCCATTATTTAAACATTCCCGCAAATTCATCCAGATTATCTATAACTTCATATTTATTATCTTTTTTTTCATCGGTCATACTTGGTATGCTTGCCATTAACATCATTAGGTTTTGCCAGCTATAACCCCACATTATAGCGTCTCGGTCAAGGTGGAAATGGCTGTGGCATCCGCCGATAATTCGCCAGATGTTTGTGCGGTCTCGATCAGGTTCATTCCCTTGATTGAGACCATAAATGCTAAAAAATGTTGCGTTCCCATGTGCTGGATTATTACATTCAGTAATCGGACGCGCTCCGCATTATCCAGATTATCGTTAATAAGCCGGACAAGCCATTTCATTTTTAGCTTATCTTTTACTGTTATAACTCGCCGGTTAAAAATACCCCATGCCAATATCTGATTGAGTTTGTCCGTATTTTCAATTATGTTTTTTGACATCACTTTCAAAACATTGGCAAGGGTGTTCTCCCCCTCAACATTCAATTTGTCGATTTCCTGAAAATCAATTTTTTCCAGCAACCGGCAAATTTCCAGCAATGACCCGGAATATATTGGCTTAATGACAAATCTGTGAACAGTCTTTTTCAATCCGAGTTTATGCCAAAGTCCCGGATTTGCAATTTCAATCTCTATTTCCGTGCCGGTCTGTAAAACCGCTTCTGAAATGTTTGGTTTTTCCATTATATTCCTTTAAAATTTAAAGCCCGGCGAACCGGGCCTTGTTATTATACATAAGTAATTTTAACCGGGCTGTCGGTTGCAAGTGCAATCGGCAAGTTAATCTTGCCAACAAACCCGATCGAACCTGGCTGTGTTTTGCTCAACTGTAAATCTGCACCGGCGAACAGGGAAACGTTTACCATATCAATCAGCAGGTATTTCCCGTTTACGGTTTTGGATTTACACCGAACCGATTTTTGATTAAGTCCAAGCGGAGTATTGGGGGCTTTCCACACGGTCGCGCCCGTAGTGCCGCCCATGCCTAGATAGAAATTGGCTGGCATCATGTCGTAAGTCGCAAATTCAATACCTTTGGCGCCTGGTTCCGATGTACTCATGTCCGGGTAATCAGCATCTTCGACTGGAAAATCAGTAGCAGTCGGGGCTTCCAGTGCGATAAATGCCGAACCTGGTACAATTTTTTTTATCGTTGTTAATGTCGTTGGCATCCCGCCGCCGGTCAATCGCATTGTACCGTAAGCTATCGAGTCCAGCGCAAGCAGTCTGTATACACTCATAATTATTCTCCCTGAATAGTTATATCCGCCCTTATCGAGCCGTAACTCATTGACGGCGCGTCAGGGTCTTGAAATATTGTTTGTGATGTTATTTGTATGTCGTAATAAGTACTGCCACTGGAATACGCTTCCAGCTTTTTAGTTACCATTTTTGTAATAGTTGAAATTGAACTTTCATCCGGTTGGTCTGCAACATTTGGAGCATAGCAATTGATAACAACAGGACACTCCTGTATTACAACTTTATCATCGTTTAATATCGGCAATGCAAATACAACTATGTCCTTGACGGTTCTGTTTGGCGGCTTTGCCGTCCGATAGACTTTACCATTAATCAATGTCGTTACAGATGCAACATTAACTATCGGATAAAGAATATCTAAAACATCAAAGGTAGTTTTCATTGCAATTCTCGTTTAAATTCAGCTAAAAGGCTTGCCGCCATTGGTTGTGATCCTGTAATTACATCATAATCGAGTGATTCAACAGCGGCGGCGTATTCCATTCCAGCAAATACCACTAAAACCAATCCTTGATTGAATTGTTGTCCTATTTCTTTTGCGAATTTCCTTGCCTGTTTCATTCCAGCAGCATTGTCGTCTTTTTCAGCCGAAACAGCAAACAAATCCCGGCTTTTACCGTTAAACAATACCACATATCCAATAGATGAACGCAGATTTCCTGTCTGGTCTTTGTATGTTCGATTTGACCTAGCTTTATTTACAAACTCTTCGCCTACATAGTGAAGCGTTTCAATAGATTTTTGTACTTTGGCCTCTGCAAATTCATCAATCCTTTTTGCAATATCGGCAATGGTAAACATTGGAATTAAACTTTGATTAGCCAACTTTTAACTCCTCGTGATATTGCCATGTGAACCTTTGCAAAACAGGCAATTCCTGCCCTGAATATCTCACTTTCAACACAGCACTTGTCGGTATGCTTGCGGTAATCAATGGGGTTATCATGTCATATTGGTAGCGTCTTTCGGTTCCATCCTGGCTAACAGTTAACCCTGCATTGTTCGGTTGCATCGCACAATATACAGACAGCGAGTTAGTTGTACCTGCAACCGGATACCCTAAAGTATTTAGGGTCGGCTGCGTTACATAAATAAGCGTTGCTGTATTTGGGAATCTGTTTACCATATCCGCGTCCCATCAAGCACTTTCCCGTTCAATTCCTCCGGCGGTCGTGTACCATACTTGGCAAATAAATCCCGCCTGGCATCTAATAGCGCGGCGGGGTTCCATTTGATCGACAACTTGCCTTCGGTTATGTCCGGGTGTTGAGCAAGGTATAAATATAAATCTGCAAGCGCATAGTCCAGACTCTCCGCGTCCGTTGCGGCATAAGTTCCAGAATCGGTAATCCCTCTGTCGAGTAATATCTTCGAGAACAAATTATCGTTTGTGTACGAGAACTCGATCATGGATTTAAACGCTTGCAGATTTGTCATATTACACCTTAATAGCTGGAATGAGATTCAGTGTTTAAAATCCAGGCGCGGTTAATTGACGGCCATGCCGGGATTGCGTTCATCAAGCCAACGGTAACTTCGCTTACCGGGTCGGTGTCGCGGAATTTACTTACGAGGATATTGTTCTTCATAAAGTATTCAGCGTTCTTTACCGGGGCCTGTTCCTCGGCAGTCTTTACAAAATACATGCTTCCAATTTTCAGGTCTTCAAGGAAGGTTACATATTTTGCATGATACCAGGGATTTGTGCTGGTTTGTACGTGAGCCGCATTTTCAATCGTTACGCGCTGATTAATCGGTATGATTGTCGGCAAGCCTTGTGCGGATAACACCTGGTTAACAACAGCCAGGGACGGCGCACTTCTGTAAGCCGTACCGTCAATTATGTAAGTCCTGCAGAAATTCTGTACGGCGGTAGATTGCTGGAAAGATAACCATTTACTGTAATCCATTACCATATAACGCAATTTCACGCCATAGCCAGCCGCTTCATTTACAATCGAAATAATGTCGGTAATCGGGTCGTTCGTGGTCTTTACAGCAGCCGTCCAATAATGGGTTGCCGCCGCCGTTCCGCCTGAAGACCCGATATGTTCTTTGTTTGTCGCAGGCAGACCGTAATCAACAGCAACCGGGGTTACAACTCCAGCGTCGTTGGTTGTGGTCAATGTTAAACTGCCATAAGACAACATCTGGAAAGTCATCCATTCCAACCTGGCCATTACCGAGTTGACTACAAAATCAATGTCGTTAAACACGATCTGAATTGCATCCCGCTTTGATGTAGAATCTGCCAGGTTCATTAATTGGAAATATTCGTTCAAATCGGTTTCAGTCATTCTGCGTTTAACACGAATCGCAACCGCTTCGGTAATTTGCCGGTTTGTCGCCGGACGTTTCTTTTCCGGTGCGCTGGAATCATAGGCGACAATATCAGCCGCAACATGATTGCCTTCCGTGCCGATCAGGGTTTCAATGGTGAATGTAAGTTTGCGTTTAAAGTCTAAAAAATTAGACCAGAAAAAAGTATCGTATTGCCGGTTAGTAAGATAAACCTCAATATCTTTTTTCGACAACGAGTTAAACAATCTGCTTTGTTCCATTGTAATTCGCTCCTTTCTTATTCAAAGCGCAGACGCGCAGTTAATCCGGTCTTGTCGGCTGCTTCAACAGAGAACGGCAAAGCAGATTCACGAACAGACCCGCGAATTACAGCACTGCCAAACACGTTATAAAGAGTTGTTCCATCATCTTCACGAACCGTAACGGTATCCTTTAAAATCGCGCTTGCAGTGTACTTTTTAAGGGTTGCGCCAGCGGCGGCCACTTCCAATACCTGGCTTGCGGTTGCCAGTGCGCCGATAGCGGTGCCGGTTGTAATTGCTACGGTGCTTGTTGACGTTGCAATTACGGTAATAGTAGAGCCAGTTGTTCCGCCAACTTTTGCAATGTATTCCCCAACTTTAAACAGCAATGGGGATTCGCCACGCGCCAAATAAATTTTGGTTGCGGCGGTTTGGGTTTTGATACTTTTACCTGTCTTTACCGGCTGGTATACTTTGCTGGTTGCAGTAGTCGACAGCAAAGTGCCGCGCGGTAAGCGGTAAACATTGGACGGCAATTCAGTAGTGGCAATTGTAACGCCGCCCTGAATGTCTTCCAAAATGCTAAGGAATACCGGGTTAAATGCAACACCGGTTTCGGTTGTTACTCTCATGTTTTATTGTCTCCATAGGTTACGCCTGGTAATGGGGCCGCACCTATCGGCTTGCCGGTTATAGAATGAGCAGCGTTTTTCTGTGTTGCCATTTCTTTAACCGCACTTTCGCCGAGTTCCGGGGCGTTACCATTTCCTGGCTTTCCGTTGTTTTTTAAAATGTCGTTAGTTGAATCCTGCAAGACCTTGTCGACACGGCCCTTGATTGCAGTTACAGACTTGGCTATACTATCCGCATCTTCACCTGTTATCGCGTCCGCCCAGCCAATATCCAATTTCTGCTTTTCAAGTTCCGCTTTGATAAGTTCCTCACGGGATTTTTTTTGATTTGCCGCTTTCAATATATTCAATTCATCAGTTATCGGTTTTAAAGCACTTTGAATAATGGTTGCAATGTCAGACGGCTGGTCTGGTTTCTTTTCGTTTTTATTTTCAGCGTCCAATTTCGCCTGTTCTTCAGCTTCTTTACGTTTCTTTTCGTGCGTTTCAATTGCCTGATTTACGCGCTGGTCAATAACTGATTGTACTTTCAAATCTAAAGAGTAATCAAAAACGGCTTTGTCAATATCCGCTTCGGTTGCTGCTTTGATTTTATCAGCGTGTTTTTCATCAATACCATACTTTTTAAGTGCTTCTTTAATCTTCTCTAACATGTTGCCTCCATTTATGCACCGATGTTGCTTTTAACCCGGATAAGTCCCGGCCATAGCTTACAGGTCGTTACTGTTACCGTATTATCCGCGCTCCCGGCCATATCCAGAAAATTATTGTGATTTGTATTTACTCATGTGTTTGTCTATTGCTTCTTTTTTATATTTTTTCATCAATTGTTCATCATTAAAATCAACATTGATTTCAACTGACATCCCATTTTCTGCCTTATTAATGGCGGCCCGGATTGCCAATCCGTGTTTAGCAGCTATGTTCTTAAGGATAGAAACTCCCTCGAAAAACTTTAATTCCGCCGCTCCGATAACGTCCTTTATGTCTGCTTTTATTGCCTGTAAATAATCGTTTACAACCTTTGTTTCAAGATCATTCATGTTTGTAATATCAACAGGCGTTTCAGTTTCTTTAACTTCATCGTTTGTGGTTAACGAGTCAGTAGCGTTCTTTGCTATTTTTTGCATTTTTCTCATTTAGTTACTCCATAAAATAAAAAAGGCCGGGCATCTACAAAAGTAGATACTCGGCCTCATTTTTTGAATACCGGGTTAATGGTATATATGTCTATTAAATGTACAAAACCTTTACAACAAAATCAAGTATTATTTTATATCTTGAATGTACGGGTCAATATCAGTTCCACGTCTTGCCCACATTCGCCATGCACAACAATTCCATTGTTAAGAGTCAACACTGCAATCTTGCCAAACACCGGTTTTCCTTTATGATCTGTTATGATTTTGTTTTTTACTTCTGCCTGAATAACCGTTGCCAGGTCGTCAATCGTTATCCGCTCCATCATTTTTTAACCTTTTAAATAATTCTTCACGTGCCGAATCAAATTTAATAAATTGCTGCCAAAACTGTTTGCGCTCCGACCTTGTGTATTGCTTATCAACCATTAATTTGTCAATTGATTGCAGGATCGTAACCGCGCTGTTAATGGCGCGTTTCAGTTTCCAATCTTTAAACTTTTTAAGCAATCTCATATATTTCCTTTGTTAATTTATCCAGTATCATTCCAGTCTTTTCGACCTGTTGCTTTTGATTGTAACGGCTTTCGACAAGTTCCCGGTATTCCAATGAGCAATAATTATCTGATTTTATCATTGCGATTGCTTCATCAATGGTATTCCAGATATACCGCTCTGAATAGACTTGCTTTGAACCGGGGAAATTATGTATAACCGGCTTTAATCCGCAAAGCATTCCTTCCATAACAGAAATGTTTTGCCCTTCCCAGGGAGATGTACAAATAATATATTGCTTGTCTTTGAAAAATTCGTTTTTGTCTGTTACAAAACCAACGTGCCGGATATTGTTTTCAAGACCATTTTCTTTGACAAAGTTCTCAATGTACAGGTCAAAGCGCATTTCATATATTTGTCCGGCAATTGACAGCCTGTATCTGGAATCAATCTTGACAAGGTTAGCCAGCAATTGTATGAGTAACATATTGCCTTTTTTATGACCAATTTCACCCATAAAAGCCAGTTCAAAGCCGGGTTTCCGGTCAATAAAGGTATACAAGTCCGGGTTTAATCCATTCGGAATTACTGATTTATTCATTGTTTCCCTCTGCAATATTATTAATCTGTTCTATGTATTGTCCGAGTCGTTGACGCGCATTCGTACTTTTATCAAACATGGCATATTCTTTTAATCGAAATATTGCTTTATCAAGTGCTTTTTGCAAACGTTCTATTTTTAAAGTTTTTTCACGGCGCGAATACAATTCATTTTTAATATTTAACATTATTGTATTCCCAATATTACAGATGAAGGCGGTAATGCCGGTTTGTCCAATTCCTTTTTACTGTCTGGTTGCTCTTGTGACAGGTCTTTAGGTTTGCGCTTTTTGTATACACGCTTTATTTTTTCAATTACTTTTTTCATTTTTTTCGGCCTCCAATTTATCAAACAAATTTTTGACATGCTCTGCAACAAAGATTAATTCATGTATCATTGACCAGTCTACAAGTTCCCAATGTCCGGTTAATACCTCGTAAGAGTGAAGCCGCAAGACAACCTTTTTATATATAATGTTCGGGTCTTGCGTTCCCCATATTGCCGCTTCGCTGGCAAATTCAAACCATACTATATCAGCCCACGCTATTGGCCAGGCTACGTCTTTTTGCTGGTTAATTTCAAATAGTTTTATCTCGTACCGGTCTTTTAATGGTTCTATCCAATCCAGGAACCGGCCACAACCTGGAATGTAGAGTATTGCTAACTTTGGTTTTTCCATTATTGTTCCTTTTTGTCTTTCATAGTACATTCATCTTTTCCATGTAGCATAACAAACAATTCAGTCATTAACCAATATTCTCTTGGCGTCTTTTGCGTTCCCTCATATAGCTCAAATAATATCTTACACTTTTCACATGGTTTTTCCATTTAGTCCTCTTTTGTGTTTTTAGGCATTTTCAAAGTCGAAACATTCACCCGCAATTTGTTCTCTTGCGTAAAATTTCCCATCCACTCAAATTGAGTGTTGTAACTTCTTAACTTATCGCCGTTCTGTTGCATGTACTGTTCGGCTTTTTTCGGGATAGTGGTAATTGTTCGTTTCGTGTCAAGCTGTCCGGTTCGCAGGTATTTTTTAAATTCCTCTTTGCTGGCAAGAACGGAAGTTGTGTAACAAATGCACCGTGGATGCCAGGCAGTCCAGATAAATGATTTTGGGTAACGTCCTTGCATGGAGTCGCAAATGTCGTAGGCCGGATGCTGTGCGCTCAAATGCACTTCAATCCCGACAACGAATGATAATTGTTGCCGCCGGTCATAATCGCTTTGCCGATAAGCCCCGTTAATTTCCGTTCTGGTTAATCGCATGGCGTTTTTAAAACTTGATCTGTACACTCCGCGCCCAGGGTGATAACGTTGCGCTGCTTTGCTCAATACCAAATTGCCGTCTTTATCACGAACCCGGCGGAATAACTTGTCCGGTTCATTTAAAGATTGTTTAATGTCTCTTGCCAATACCGCCGCGCTCCGGCCCTCTGCTATCCCGGCGGATAAAGCTAATTCCATTTGATTCTTGCCGACCTTTACCAAGTCCCAGACTCTATCAGAAATCGTTAAACCGTTAACGATTCTGTTAAGGAAAGCGTCAAGTGCGGTCAAATTTAACTGGTGCATGATTGCGTATATTTCGCCAGAGACGGTCATATTGCCAAGATATGACTTTACCAGCATGTCATTTTTAGCGTTTGCAATATCCCAAGCATCGGCGGAGCCGTTGCGGATATTTTCATAAACACCATTGCGCAGGTCTGCCAGCACTTCATTGATCTGTTTTTCTGTTTTCTTGTTCCAGCGGAAAAATGAAGTGCCAGTCGCGCCGTATTTGAGCGATTTGGTTGCAAGTAATTTAGCTATGTTCTTTGAAGCGTAGTCGTAAAGTGATTCAATCTGCTTTAATCGCTTTTGCAATGCGATTAAATGACTGGCTTCAAATTCTGTTTCGATTGACATTACAGATTATGGGCTTTTTTAAAATCAATTAAATATTCTTTTTGTTCATTTATAGATTGTTGCATTGTTTCATTACAAAAATCTGAATTTCCATGCAACTTTGCAAGTCTATAATCGAGTTCCGCTGCGCTAATTTTCAATTCCAGTAATTCAGAATATTCTTTTTCGCTAATTTCAATGTTTTGTTTAGAGTCTACATGACCCTCAAGATAATTAGAAAAATCTTGTTCTTCTTTTTGTTCGCCCCACGAGAAATAACTTCCCCATTCATAATCTTCGTGTAAATTAATATATATTTTCATAAGGTTTTCCCTTTTATTATACGTTAAATGTCCCGCCCATATTATTACTCGCTTCTCTTTGCGCGTCCAGCAATTCAATTTCCGTTTCCGGGCCGTCAACATACGGGTTGCG